CACGGGGCACGCTGCCCGGGTTTAACGGCTTTTCCATGTCCTCGCTGTTGCGGGATGGCCCAATGACAATGGCCCCGCCACCCAGCGTGCGAGCCTTTACCATGGCTTCGCGCACCTTGCCGCGCAGGTTCAGGCGCTTTTCTTCGGCGTCCAGCGCTTCAATCTGTTCGCTACTGCCCTGCCACGCCCGCCAATTGCGGGTCGCATCCATGGGCGGGCAATCCACGATCTTGCGGGGCAACCATGCGTAGCGGTACGCATCCGCCAATTGCACATCGCTCAATAGGTGCGGCGTGTAATAGCTGCTGGCGGCCTTGTCGCGCCCCGTGCCCAGGTTGGCGACTAGATTGGTTAGGCTGTCGAGGAATTTCATGGGGGCATTATGGCAAAAATAAATATTGCAAAGCGTTAATAACGGTGTATACTTGAGCCATCAGCAAATTAACCGGGAAATACAAAATGACAAACGAACAATACGAAGCAGAGTCCCGCGCCATGGAGTGCAATTTGCACACTCGCCGCCTGGTAGTTGCTGGTTCGATCAAAAATGAATGGCGCTATGCCTATCTTGACGCCGTGCGCGCTGGCGCGGTCATTCTGTGCGACATTCACACGCGCCAAATGGTGACCCCGTACCGTTAGACATTCTCCATGGTGTACGCGGGCAGTGCTGGCCAGATCACATCCACGCAGTACCCGATTGCCGTGGTGATGTGCTGGTATTTGTTCCGCTGGTCCTCTTGGAACGCGCTCCCGTCCTTGAGTTGCACCGTGGCCAACCCCTTGTGACACCACGGGGCGGTAACCGCATTGACGAATAGCGACCGGTGACCATCCGCCGTCTGGATCTTGGCGCGCACGGCGTTTTGGCGGTCCTTGATGGCCGGGGCTGCGGGCTTTACCCGTCGGTCAACCACCCACCCGTTCGCACGTAACACGCCCTCTATGTCGGTGTAGTCGCTGGCGTGGCCGTGCTTTTCACCGGCCCGGCCGGCAGGGTCGCCAAATAGTTCCACGGTGCGGTTCTGGTGGTTTTTGTATTTCTCCACGAACTCAATTGCGGATTGCTTGGAGATTGCCGATTCCAGCACGATTTCGTCCAGCAGGTAGAGCGATTCGCCACGCTTCACGCCCACGGCGCTAGATAGTGGGGTGAAATTCTGGTCGTGCATCCATAGCAGTTGTTCATGCGGCAGGATTATCGTGTTGCAGGTATTTTCAAGCCCGTAATCCTCATAGATACGACCCGTGGCGTTGGCAAATTCGGCCTCAAACTCCTGGCGGAACTGGCGGGCACTCATGGCCCGTTTCATGGCCGCGATTACGTCGGGCGGCAGAATCTCCGCGCTTTTCCAGTGGAACACCTTAAACCGTGGGTCTTGCCCCAGGTCGGCTTTTTGGCACAGGTCGTAATAGTGGTTCAGACCGTCCGGCACGCCCAACAACCAGCACCAGGCGCGATAGTCCGGGTCCAGCGGGTTGACGGTGTTTAGCGCCGGCAGAATGTTCGCTTCCCATGCGTCGGCCTTGATGTCCGCGAATTCGTCAATGCCGCCGCCCTTCCATGGGATGCCCTCAATACGCTGCGGCTTGTCCAGCCCGATCACGTGGATTTCCGAACCGTTGTCCAAGTAAATGATGCGCTCGGAAATGTTGGGCGCCCGGCGTTGCAGGGACGACAAACACAAGGCGCACAGGTCGGCCCAGAATATTTTTTTAGCTTGGTCGTGCGTGGGGGCCGCAGCAAAATACTGCCCGACCACGCGCATGGCCTGCTTGGCAAGAAACCGTTTAAAGCGCTCGGTCTTGCCCGACCGGCGGCCGGCAGGCACCAGCGGATACAGCACGCCAGCCCCGACGGCTTCCACCAGGGCAAGCTGCACGGCGTGGGGCTTTAGCTTGTACCAGCGGGCCATTTCCCGCTTGGTCTGGGCGGTAATCACGTTACGGGCCGAACAAATCCCACGCCGATGTAGCGGTACTGGCGAGCATGTGCGCGCCGCCGTTACTGACGCGGATTTTGCTCAGGGCGTCGGAGTAGTTGCGCTCCAATGCCGCGTTGGTGGCGTACGGGCTGCTCGTGTCCAAAGCAAACCCTGCAATACCAGTCAACGGCCCAACAAATAGCGGGTTGAGCGCCTTGGCGTTTGCGTTGCTGGTGTTGTTACTGGCTGTAGTTGACGGCAAAGACTGATCGTTTAGAGTCTTGGCGGTTGTCGCAGATGGCGTGTATTGCAGCGCGTTGATTACCCTGTTGTTTGTGGATATTCCGGTTGCTGCGCCAAATGTGTTTGCTTCGGTATGTGCGCTGCTTGAATACATCGTGTCATTCCACGACTGGTTTCCATCGGCAGTGAATGCGGTGTTATTAATCATCGACATCCCAAGCACGTAAAGCGCCCCGCCACTCATGTTGTAAACATTGTTTCGGCTGATGTTTTCAAACCCGCTGACTGCAAAGCCTACGCTTGCTGTTGTGCCCAGTGCATACACATAGTTACGCTCAAAGATCACACGGCGAGTTCTTGCGTCAACCGTTGCATCGGCTGAAGATATTGAAGTTATGTAGGACGTATTGCTTGCAAACTTGCAGTCTGAAACCGTAACGTATTCGGTGTAGGTTCCAGCGGGAACATTGACGGTTGATCCACCGGCCCACGATGGGTTTCTGATGGTTAAAACGTGCTTAGTAGGGGCGCAATTCAGAGCGGTAACGCCTCCGATGTAGCCCTTACCCAAATATTGGAATCGAATGTTGTGTTCCGCTGCCGTGGCATCATCAACAATGGAGTCCATCAATATGAAGTTTGTAGAGCACACAAATATCCCGACATTGCCGCCGCCGCCCTTTACCCGATCTAGTCGGCAGTTCGATATTGAGAGATTCCGCGCCAGGTTTGTGCCGGAAGTTGTGTAAAGGCTGGCTGTGTCGTATGCATAGATATTGTGTAAATGGGTTCCGGTTATGTCGTGACCAGTGGCGGCCAGGACAAAGCGCGATGCGACGGATGAGCCATTAAACTCAATATCTCTAATCTGCAGCCTGGATATAGTGGACGAATTGAGCGTGAAAACAGCGCTTGTTGTTGTCATCGTTACGACAGCACGACCGCCACCAAACGCACCCAAGACCATGTTGTCCTTGGTACCACTCATAAAGTAACTAGCGGCTGTACTCCATGCGTTAGCAGTCTGCAAAAGCACCCGTTTACCACTTGCAAGAAACGCAAGGGCCGCAGCCAAGTTGGCAACAGTCTGCAAGGACGCCCCGGCTGGAGCGCCTGTGAAATTCCCTGATGTGGAGCAGCAAATCGTATTCGTGCCGCTAAAAACCACATCAGGGTCTTGCACAACAACGGTTATCTGCCGCTTTACGTATCCAACGCCGTCCCAAACGGAACCGGTGTAAGTGTAAGTTCCAGGCGTCTCGTACACATGCCCATACTGCGCTGCGCCCACCACCTTGCGCTTACTCTGCCCAGCGCAAGTGCCGTACGTGTAATTACCGCTTGCTGTGTCGCCCGAGTCATGCCCAAACAAACAATCCCGCCATGCGTGCGAAGTGCTCCCCGCCGTTGTGCCGCTGGCGTCAATAAAAACGGCCAATGGCGCCACCCCCGTGGTTACGCTCGCCGTAAATGCTGGCGTAATCCCGGTGTAAATGCCCAAAATCGCGGCAACCAGCGCCGACCGCATTGGGTTGCGCATTGGGTTGCGCATTGGGTTGCGCAAAATTCCGGTCATTGGTCAGCTCGCACGACTGGTGCGCCGGTTGTGCCAAATGGGGCACGCGCCGTGAATTTGTAAACGGCCCCTGCGATTGGGTTACTAACCACTTTGGCGTCGCCCGCTTCAAGGTCGCCCACCGTAGCGAATGCCGCGCCGGATGCGTTTTTGCGCTCCAAACGGGCCAGCCCAACGGTGCATTGCACGTTGAAATCGCCCACTGCGGGCGTAAATTCGGTGTCTAAAGCGGTAGTAAGTGCGGCCATTTGGTGTCCTTTGCAGAGCGATACCCGAATAATAGCGCACCAGCCGGGAAACAATGCCGCACGGTTGTTTGTGGAACTTAACGAGGACCCATGTAACCCCGCCGTACGCGAAATGACCGCCGGATGTGCACACGGGCAATCCTACACCAACGGTGCGCCAAATAGCACACCCGCGTCCAGCCGGTCCAGTTGTTCAGGCGCCATCTTGTCGACACGATCCACGCCAGGGCGTGCCCAAAGTTTCTCGTGGTCGATACGGTCGGCCAACTCCAGCAATTTGCCAGGCTCTGGGTGCGGTTTGGCGGCTTGGGCGGCCTGCCAGACTTGCCAAGGGGTGGGCATTGTTGAATCTGGGTGGCTTGTTACGTGGTCTAGCCACGCTTCAAATTCTTCGCGCTGCGTCATGGTTGCACCCATCGTGTTTCAGGTGTAAATCGGTCCGTAGGGTACGGGCAATGTTTCGGGGGCACAACAACGCGCCACACGGCTTGGTATTGCCCGCGCACGGGCGTGCTCCACCGGTCAATGTAGGCGTCTGGCATGCGCTCTAGCGCGTTGCGCACTGTTTCGGCGTGGGTGATATGGGGCAACCGCTTGTGTATGCGCGCAACGGTCAGGCCGTCGGGGTTCTCCACCAGGGTGCGGCGGATGTCGGGGGCGTGGGGCTTTTTCATGTCTCCGCGTCCAATTCGGTCGCCAACATCTTGGGCGGTGCGGCGTCTGGTGGCACAACCTCAAGCCAACATTCCAGAAAATCCGCCTCGGGGCCTGCACCGTAATAAGTTTGCAGCACATCCCCATCCGCCGCACGGCAATGCCATACGTTCTCCTGCTCAATGCCCGCTTTTTCAACGTGCATAAAAACCGTGGTCACTATTTTTCCTTGGTTTGGCCCTTTGCCTTCGCCGTTAAAAGCTGCACGCCCGCCGACAACCCTACAGCGTTGATCTGGTTTGGTTGGGATAGTCATGTCAACCCCACGCGCCGTTGGCTGGCCGTCATCAAAATAACGTCAATCTGCATTTGCACGCCTTCGGACAATGGGAGCATTCCGCCATCCGCTGCAGCCTTGAGGCTATTCAGCAATTTAACGGCTTCGCGCTCTATCAGCGTCATTTCAATTTTGGGGGTGCCCGCTGGGTCGAGTTGCAATGGCGGGGCACCACCAGCTTTGCCGAACACTCCCGACAATGCGGCTTTGGCAATATCCGCCGTCTGGGCCGCTGTGAATTTGTGCGGGTGATCCGCCTGCACGCCCCTGGCGATTGTCCGTAGCGCTGTAAGCGCTGCGTCGCGTTGTTCCTGCATGTCGTGCGCCTTTGCGTCTGCCCGCCGTTGGTTCTCGTTCGCGGCAATCGTCGCGTCTTTCCATTCGTCACGGTCTTGCGCCGTCGCCGCCCACTCTTTGGCGATTGTTTCGGCAATTTCACCGTGCATGCCGGTTGACGCCTCCAGCATGATCCGCCCGGTTGGGTTCGTGTCCATATCGTTCGCTCCAGTTGTAAAAGCCCCATTCTACAACCGTTAATAACTAGTTTGGCAACAATTTTTGTAGTTCATTCAGATCCAGCCCCGCGCCCGGGTCTTTCGGTGCCTTATCGGCAAACATTCCCAACGCCTTGGCGATGCACTGTAGCGCCATGTCCTGATTACGCATCAACACTTCAATTTTCCCGTCTTTGCCGACCTTGATGCCGGCGTACAGCTTGGCGGCCGGGCCGGTCAATTTGGTGGTGTCGGCCACGTGCACATGCGGCACGCCCTCACCGTGACACACCGGGCAGTTCACCGCGGGCGGTTTGGTGCGGTCGAACCCCATGCCCCCGCGACGGCTGGGCAATTCCCGGTCGGCCTGTTTGCGCATTCGGCGCAATGCGTTGTGGTCCATAGCGTCCGCCAGGGCCTCCGCAAACTCCCGTTCATGCAGCCATTGGTATCCGTGGCCAGCACCCCAGCAATGACGGCACGCGCGGCGCTGGTGGCTTATCAGGTCGTTTGGGTCGGCCCGCACTATGTCCAACCATTCGCGCATCACTTCGGCCATTTCAATGACCACCTCGCGGCCCAGTTGCTCGCGTAACTCTTTGATGCGGGCGGCAATGTTCGTTCGTGCCAGCTTGGCATAGGCCATCCGGTGCGCCCAACCTGGCGCCCGTCGTGTGCCCGCGGGGTCGCTGTATACGCTCAGGTAGGCCGCAGCGGGCGTGCGCTCGCGTAACACGGCTTGGCAAAAAGCCTCGTCCTGTGGGGTTAGTCGGATGCGGTGGCGTGTCATTGTGGGGGTATTTTGGCGTATCGGCGCACGGTAAGCACGCTTAGGCCGGTTTTCGCTGCTATTTTGTCGTAGCTCAGGAATTCGACGTGCCGCATACGGCAAATCTCCCGGTGTGTTTCGGGTGTCACCTTGACACGTCCGTCAGCCCCTGTATGCCTAAGGCTCGGACGTGTTGGTGCGTAGTTTTTGACCGTGGAAAGCCCCACCCCCAAAACGTGTGCTATTTCGGCAATGGTGTAGCGGTCTTGCCGCATTTGCCGGATTCTGGCCGCCACGGTGTCGGGACACGTTGCCGAATGCCGACGGGGCGCAATGTCCGCAGGGATTGGGAGTCCTGGCAAATCCGGCAAATTTACAGCGGGTCGAATGCCATGGCACACGGCCAACGTCGTTTCAAAATCCAACCCGGTCGCGTTCGCCGTTGTCAACAGACTGAGCCCCATGGCGCGTAATTCTTTGGCGCGGGCAATTGCCACGGTGTGTTGCGGGGGTTTCATAGTGCAACCATTATAGTACACATTCGGGCCGCACACCGCACAGCACAAGGGTGTTTCAAGTCAGGCCAGCCATTTCACACATATAAGGTCTTGCCCAATATGGTTACAACTATACCCCTTTTCCACAGCGGCCACGACTTGGTGCAAAAGGCTGTGCGGTGTGCGGTCTATAATTTTTATAATTTATTTATTTAATAAAAACAACAACTTACGAGCGGTTAGGCCACCGCACAACTGACCGCACAAGCCACCGCACAACACCAAAACCGCACAACAAATGGACCATTTTTAACGCCCGGAAAATTACTACAAATTAAAAAGGCCCCCGAAGGAGCCCGTTAAATTACTATAAATTAGCGCTATTTTTTGGTGGCCTCCAGCAATTGCCGTATCACCTCGTTATTTACCGCAATTCCCGCCTTTAGCCACACCCGATGATTTTTGCCGTCCCAGAATATCGTATGGCCTTTGCTCACGCGTACAAAATTAAGGCGGTTCAGGATGTGGTGCATGCTAAACGTCTTGGGCATGTCCAGCCCCTCCGCCATGGCCCGATACACCACCGCAGCGCGCAGGCAGCTGGAGCTTATGCACTGCGCCGACACACCGGGCGCCCCCTCGTCAATGACCGACTGCAACACGTTTTCCAGATCATCGGTGCCAGACTCCGCCATAACTGCTTTTTCATCCGTGGACATAGCGCTGCCGTCCGCGTCAAACCATGCGGGGATTGGATGCTCAAGCAACCACTTGCGCCACTGCCCGGGCTCGCGCTTCAGGCTGTCATACAGCACGTCAAAGTAATGCCGGGTTTCCTCCACGCCCAGGTCGCGCATCAACTGCGATAGCGACCCGTATGGGCTGAATATGACGAACCAGCGGCGGTCTGAGTCCTCAATGGGCACCCCGTCGTTGTGGTTCGTGTAGGCCAGTTGGTTGCAAGTGTTCAAGACTTTTTTAATCTTGCCGCCCTTGGGGTGAATCGTGGCCCGGTTATTGGAGATAAACGGCTTGATCGTGTTGGCAATCTTGAACCGTTCCCGGCCCGTCAGGTAAATTTCCTCCAGCGCGACCAGCGCGTGGCCGTGTGCCCAGTCGGTAAAGCCGCCCGGGTGGTTCACGATGTCCGAACCCACTGAAATGGCGTTACGGCTTCCCATGGCGGCGGTCATCACTTCGCCC